CAGGATACTGTTCCTGTTTGGGTCTTTCGACATGGATTGCTCCATCCCCCTATGCTAGCTACATTCTCACTAGAAGTTGATCTTCAGTCTAGCGACAAGATCGGTCGTAGTCACACAACTAGCTGTTGCTGGCATGTAACGATATTTGTAACCCTTGGGCACGCGCCCAGCGTCCACGATGGGACGGTTGTTACCTAAGTACTCAAGAAGCACAGTGGAAAAGGTGTCTTGTCCACACTGTACTAGATGGGCTTCAACATTCTTCCTGAAGCCTTCGGGATCATTATTTCCATTCTCAGGGAAGAACAGCTGGGCTATTCTCTTGTCACGGTTGATTAGTATCCATTTCCCATCCTGCATTCGCAATCCGAGCCAATGTAAACCTTTCGAACTTTTCTGAACATTTACGGTAAATGTAGAATGGCGTTTGATCCATTCAGCTAGGCGCTTGATAGGTATCCTGTCAGTTACAGTGTCGTCGCCGAAGCATAGGAAGTTAGCCTCGGTACCTAATGCGTAATACATCATGGCTATATTAATGCAAGTGCCTAAGACATGAGTAAAGGAAGAGCCAGATTTGATCCCGCCCGTCATCCAATATTTCTCATTGCCACATCTGACCTCACAGGATTGATGAATCCTAGATATCCCATCCAACACTCTCAGTTCTTCTTCTTCCATACTGATGGAACTTGCGAATACTCTAAAGATGTCGCGTATCATCCATCGAGGAGGTGAGAGATCAAACTGCGACCAGTCCAGTGACGTAGCGTCCTCTGGAAACATCGAAGTAAGATGATCCCCATCACCACGAAACCAATCGAAACCACAAGCCCAATGTTTTGGGTAGGAATCCCGGTTGATTGCGGAATAAAGCGGGTGTGCCCACTTCTTCTCAATAACGGCTAACTCTGTAGGCGCAACGAGTATGATACGTGCCTTCTCCTCGCCAGGCTTCACCAGATGTGATCTGTATCCAACTGAAAAGGCGAAGTCCTTGTGCTGACCAGCGGCAAGTTTTTGGTATGCCAGCTGAACATTGGCCCAAGGGACATCTGCTTTAGACATGAATTCTTTCCTATGAGTGATAGGATCCAATCCAGGACTATTAGCAAGAGTTGAAAATGTGTTGGGACACTGAAGTAATGGAATAGTTTCCACCTTCAGGGCAGTGATGTCTGAATTTAATTTCCTACAAGCAAGGGCCCATCGCTCCATATCCCAGGCGACTTCTGAGTCGAGCTTTCGGCGGGCGAAATGAGCATTCCTCCAACGGTTGAAGGTTCCCTTGTTCGGTCTTGACCGATGCCATCCCTGCGCTTTGGCGCGTCGATAGTACGGCTTGAGTACTCCCAGGTGCATAGCATGCCT